AGCCTTTTTCATTAATTTCATTGCACAATTGAAATCGGTGCCATAAATATATTCCGTTTTTGGCAAATAATCAATCATATCAATATGGTTTACGACGACCGGCGGTTTACATAATTCGCCGGTAACTGGAACACAATCACCCACTTTAATGTCGGGCGTCAACATTTCCTTGAGTTTTTTGGTCTCTGGATTCCAGATTAACAACGATTTGCTTTCCGTGACAATGACACTTCGACCACCAGATGTTTTAATTTCATATAGCTCAGTGCCTGGGTCATGGCGAGTAATTGCCGTAATTTCGGACCATGTGACCACGCCATCTTCATCCGTCGTCGGAATATAGACTTCATTGATATTCATTAATTCCATTTGACGTTCGGTAAAATGTTGGACCTTTTCGGGCGAATTGTCCAGCTGAACATCAATCCATTTACCGATTTCGATATATTTTGGTTTGTCGTTTTCGATAATAATAATAGGTGTTTCCCAAGTGACCGATTTCACTGCAGTATCAATCAGGCCAATGCGACCACCCATTGCATGGAAGAACAGTTCGGGTGCAGTAAGTCCGGAAATATACGAATTTTCGATAAATCCACGCGCGTTTGGACTATCATCGAACTTGCTGAAATGCGGAAGCGTGCGATTGTCGAAACCATAGGGGATTCGTTTACCATCGACGTTTTGCTGACCCAAACACGATATCATCTGTGATATGTTAATCAACGAACCTTTGGAACCGGATGTGACAATCATGAGGAAACGATTGTTCTTGCTCAAACTGGTTCTGCCGATTTTACCGGATTGTTCCGTCGCTTTATTCAATAAATTATTCACACTGGTCTCGAACGCCACATTGTTTGTACCAGCCGTCGTGTTTTCAAAAATGCCCAAATGTACCTTGTCGATGACCGTTTGGACTTCCAATTTTTGATTGGTAATGACTTGGACAATATCTCGTGCTGTCTTTTTGTCGGCAATTAAATCACTAATACCAACGCTAAATGAACTTGATTTCATGTATTCGGTGATAACGTTTTGGAGGTCATCGACGAAATTCGATGAAGCCATGTTTCCGAAATCATTACAAACGCGATGAATCATTCCCTTGGTAGTGCTCGCTAACATAGATTTCTCTATCTGTCCGCGAATATATTTCCCGTTACGAATTTCCAATACATTATTCGATGTTGCATAATCTTCGCCTTCCTCGAATAACTTGGTCTTGTATACCATAGTCATAGGTGGCATGATTTGAGACAATACGTCGAAATTGGTGATACTATTACCCTTTTCGCGAAGGGCTTTCACATCCACTTTGGAATACATCATCAATAAATTCATCGCGTCTCTTGGACTAAATGTGATGTTGTTTCGCGAAAATCGATATGACCCGAGAAGCGAGTCTTGATAAATACCGATAATCGATGAGTTGTTTGCAGGACTAATTATTTGATATGGTATCGCTGCTAAATTTCTTAATTCTGTTTCTGCTTGTATATTTTGGGGCATGTGCATATTCATTTCCATGGGTTGTTTTACTGTTGTGTGTATGTTAGGCGGGTAATATTTAACACACACAAACACCTGACCTTTCGAGTCAGGGTCGGACTATACCTTGTCCTGCATCCGGTTGATTATTCCTTCATTTGCAAGCCGTCACCATCTAGTCTCTGAACCTTACCCAGTGCTCTATCATAACGAGTGTAGGGTCTTGGCTGCGGATTGCCCAATCCTTTACATTTTTACCGCTGGGTTCGTCTATTAAACGAGTTCCTCACATATGTTTCCATGTGCGAGTGGTAGTAAAGGCTCTAAGGGGTTTCCCGCAATTTGATCACGTTGCCATTTTATTAAATCTGTTATAAATTGTATTGCTCGTTCTGTTGTTTGTTCTATTGTTTCATGTTTTCCCACAAAGCATGTTCTACATTTATCTATAACAATTCGAATATATTTGTCATTTTGACGCGTATTATTACGAATATGAATATATTGATGTAGGTCGGTTTCGTCAATCGTAACATTTCGAAATATTTCAAACTTTTTACTTAAATGCTGATTCTGCGTTCGAGTCATTAACGCCAGGCGATATTTGGGGTCGCTCAGCGATTCTTTCAATCGTTCAGAAATCAGATTTTTAGTATAGTCACTTTTCTTCAAACTCATTTTAACTTTAACTGGTGGGTCTAGAATAACGGTTTCGTCTAAAATTATTTTTTCACCTTTTAGATAACCCGCTCCCTGACCTCCATTCGTTAAATTATATCCATTTGGGAATTTGGTATTCATTTCTGATATATTTTTGATTTCATACATATCCAATTCTTCCACATTACATGTTAGAATGAGTTCACATATGAAATTATCAGAACCATATTTTAAAATGGAAGCATTTAAATATCGGCATTGATTCTTTTTGTTAGAATTTGCTTCGCCAATATGGTCTTTAAATCTTCCCAAATATCCAAATGGTCTATATTTTCCATGGTTTAACCTGTGACTTCACGTTTGTCCAATATACGATTTGTTGGTGACTATATTTGTAATTCGATAAACTTCGCCAATTACTTTGTAATATTCATTTTTATTTAACAACATACTTTATTTATATAACGAGCAATTTCTATATCAGTTTAATTTAATGACTAGACGATTATATTATTTCACGATTCCGACGCATAATGGAAGATAAAATAGTAGATATTACACTGTTTTTCTCGTTAAGTATTATCTACAACTTAACAAGCAGTCGCCTGTTGACGACAAAATCTATCGCCATCGAAATCCGCATTGTACGGCCGGGTGTCCCCAACGTTCATGCGAAAGGTATCTCCCATCTTCATGATTTTCACAATGTGACACATCATCGACATTCTATGTAGGGACGGTTGCCGATTAAATAAAACTGCATCACCATCCATCATATGTCGATGAACAATATCACCATTTTCCAATCGAATCGAGTTCCGGTCCACATATCGAAGCGAAATGGGCTCGCCGTTTTTGCGTTCCAAAATTTTCGCACCGGGATGAATATCGGGACCATTTTGGATGAGTTTCATCAAGAATTCACGATTCCGGTCATTCACTGTAATCGGCTTGGTCAAATTCTTAGCGATTTTCATTGGCACACCGAGTTGTCGAATGGATAAGTTTGGGTCGCCGGTAATGACGGAACGGGCACTAAAATCGACACGCTTGCCCATGAGATTGCCACGAATACGTCCATTTTTACTATTCAATCGACCGGAAATACACTGGAGAGGACGACCAGAACGTTGGGCCATGGGAACGGTTCCCTTGACTTTATTGTTCACAATCATCGCCACAAAATACTGTAAAACGGTGGTCAGACCTTCAATGACGTTGACCTGCGCATTTTCTTTGATTTTGTTATGTAAATCGGTATTGGTTTTAATAATATTACTGTAAATATGCGTCAAATCGTCTTCACTGCGCTGCTGGGCATCATGTTTGACCGATGGGCGCACCGCGGGAGGAGGAACTGGCAACACTTGGCAAATCATCCAGTCAGGCCTAGACCATGTTGGATTGAATCCCATAAAATCGACATCTTCGTCGGAAATGCGTTTGAATATCTTCAACAAAATTTCAGGAGTGAGACGCATATTTATCTTTTTACTTTCCTTGGTTGCATTTTCGTCCTCGGTTTCGATATTTTCCCAGATGGCGAATATTTTTTCGAAACCTTCCAATTTAATTTTATCGGGCTGGCGACATCCGCAGCCATCTTCCGTCGAATCGCCACAACGTTTGATTTTACTGGAAATGGCAGATACATAATCCCATCGCGCTTCTGCAGTCATTGAATGAATATGTTTATGTTGGGTTTTATTGACCAATAATTTACTACATTTGAAACACACACAACGGGCGATTTTCATGATTTCTTTCAAATGTTGAATGAAGAACACGGGTCGCGCCAATTCGATATGCCCGAAATAACCGGGCGTATCAATGTATGTTAACCCGTCGGTCGGGCAAATGAGACCGGGTTCGAGGACGCCCATGCGTGGATCAAATAATCCACCGATGACAGGTTTATTGTTTATATATGTATCACGAGTTGTTACTTCTACCACCGAATTTTTACGAATTTCGTCAGGGGACAAAATACTAAATTGGACACCGATGATTTTGGACGGATTCTTGTATTCGTTCATTTTTGAACGTTGGCCGGACATTATAATAATTGTTACTGTATAATATATTATGTATACTATTTATATTATTTATAATCAATTTTCTGAACTAATGTTTTTATGATTCGTTTTTCTCGAAATGTGAATTTGCAAGATAAATAATGATTTTCCATTTATTATTTATGTAAACGGCATAAACGATATCCTACATATATCTTAGCCCGTAGTCCGAGTTTAAATAAATAATTGCAAATATACAAAAATGCCACCAATGAAATCAGACAAATCAAAATACAATTTTCGCGCCAAAAATCGTCGACTTATCAAAAAAAAGCCCGACCCAGAAACGGAATCTGAATCGGAGTTTGAAACAGACGACGAAGACGAAACCACCGATTCCAGTTATCGCCCACCCAAAAAAAATAAAAAGGTAGCTGAGGAGGAGGAAGATGATGAGGAGGAGGATGACGGAGAAGATCAGGAGGAAGAATTTGACCGAAGCAAATTTCGCAAAACTCTATCCAACATGTTTCCGTCTAAATATATGTCAAAAAAAGTAAGGGCAGATGAAAAACGTGACAAACCGTTTTCGAAACGCGAATTAAAAGATTTTTTACGGTCCGATGCATCACGTTCTGTCAAAAAACAGAATAAAAAGCGTAGTAAAATCGAAGAATCCGACGAGGAGGAGGAGGAAGCGGATGACGAAGATGATGATGACGACGATGACGATGACGATGACGATGACGACGATGACGATGATGATAAAAATAAAAAGGGTCAAAAAATAAATATTGTATTTACTATTGGAAATGGTGACGACGATGAGGACGAATATGACGATGAAGATGAATGGGTAAGCGACGATGACGATGATGACAATGACTTGGGAAATCGGAGCGACGATGAAAAAATGTTTATGAAGGAGAAATATCAGCATATCGTAATGCCAGAGCAGGCGCAGGAACCGGACCCGGCTCAAGCAGACAACGATAAATCAAATAAAAAATCCGGAAAAAAATCAAAAAATGGTAACAAAAATAACGACAAAAATGGGGACAAAAATGGGGACAAAAATGGGGACGATAAAAATAAACCTACTGAGGAAGACGACAAAACCGTCGAAACCGAATACATTGAATTATTGGAATTGAAAAAACATTTATCGGAACGTTTCCATAAAAAACCAAACAGTAAAATACTAAAAAACGCGATAGAAGAGTGCCGCGAAACGATTCACAAATTAATCAAAGAATCGCGTTCTAAAAACGCCAAATCGTACCATGAACTCATTCATGAAGACACCAAACACACGAATGAAATCGATTATTTCAAAAAGAAGTTATCAAATCAGGAACAGATGATGATTATGAAAGATTTGAAGGCAATCAATGAACATATTTATATTGAAAAACCATATCGTTTGACCATTCTTCAGTCGCCCATGCCGCCTAATTTGAAAGCCATCGCGCTTCAAAAATTAAATGTATTGAATTCGATGGACCCAGGTGACCCAGAATATTATAAAATCAAAAATTGGGTCGATACTTTTATGCGAATACCGTTTGGAATAAATAAAAATTTGACCGTCAATATGTCAGATGGCCTGGAAGTATGTCATGGATTTATGGAAAATGCCATGAACACATTGAACAAATGTGTATATGGTCTCGATGAAGCCAAGATGCAAATAATGCAAATGTTGGGACAATGGGTATCCAATCCTGCAGCGCTAGGAAGCGCCATCGCTATTAAGGGTGCGCCGGGCACCGGGAAAACGTCGATGATCAAGGACGGAATTAGCAAAATCCTGGGTCGCGAGTTTACCTTTATTGCACTGGGTGGAGCGGGGGATAGTAGTTTTTTGGAAGGACATTCATATACATACGAAGGAAGTACATGGGGTAAAATCGTCCAAATTCTGATTGATAGTAAATGTATGAATCCGGTGATTTATTTCGACGAATTGGATAAAGTCAGTGATTCACCGAGAGGACAAGAAATCATCGGCATTTTGACGCATTTGACAGATACAACTCAAAACGTACAATTCCATGATAAATATTTTTCAGAAGTTGATTTTGACTTGAGTAAATGTTTGTTTATTTTTAGTTATAATGACGAAAGCAAAATCAGTCCTATTTTACGGGACAGAATGTATCATATTCATACCAATGGATATAGTGAAAAGGAAAAGGTGGTAATTGCACGAGATTATTTGTTGCCCAAAATTCGCGAGCAAGTTAATTTTACGGCGGAAGATGATATTATTCCGGACGATACTATCCAATATATTGTATCAAATCATGCCCTGACCAAGAATGAAGAAGGTGTTCGAAATATGAAGCGATGTTTGGAAATAGTTTATACCAAATTGAATCTGTTTCGATTGGTGAAGCCGGACAATACACTGTTTGCCAAAAATCTCGATATTAAAGTGTCGTTTCCGATGACAGTGACACGTAAAAATGTAGAGGCATTGATTAAAAATAATGATTCAGCGCAAAATCAGAGCATTTTGGCAATGTATGTCTAGCGGAGCGAGCTGCAACGATAGTAGTGGACCCGTATATAAATTATTTATAAATATGACATAAACATAATGTATTATAATATGTATCTTTGATAAAATACATATTAATAATGAATGAAATGAATAAAATGAATAAAATGAATAATAATACCATTTTTGAATCTGACCAAAATGCTTCTGACCTGAATACTTCTGACCTGAATACTTCTGACCTGAATACTTCTGACCTGAATGAATCTGACCTGAATACTTCTGATCCAGATGTATCTATATACAATTCACTGTTTGGCCAAAATCAAGACCAGGAACAGGAC